CTGAGGATTAGATGGATCCTTTACAACATAGATGTTTGAAATGTAGTTCAGACGACGCTTCTGCTTGCGTGCCTGTTCCTTGCCAGCCTCGTCACCACGATTCCAGAGTGTTGAGTTATATTCACCAACCGGATCCTTTTCATTAAGGGTCGTCAGTGAGTTCTCAATGTACCAGCCGCCTGGTCCCTGGAAACCATGAGAGAACATGCGAACCCAAGGAAGGTCCTCACCCTTAGGTGCCGGGAGGAAACGGATAATGGCATAACCATTACCAGCCTTGTCTACCTCAGGCTGCCAGAACCGAGTATCGGCTCCACCCTGGTTTCCACCAGACTGCATCTTATTGGTTTCTGTTACGATCTTATCGTAAAGTGACTTGCGTGAGCGCTTAAGATCTGCGAAAGAAGTATTCATTGTATGTCTCCGTATAAGTTTGTATATTGCTTGTCCACATAACCATCATATAGTAGTTTATTTATACCATAGCTGGGAGGAAAAGTAAATAGATTTCTTACCAAAGTTTATCCTGTTGCACGGTTAATTCATCATAAGTTAAAATACCAAGTTCTGATTTCTCCCTCTTTAAATAGCTGATGTCGATTTCTAGTTCTTTAACTCTTTCTCTGAGGTGGCGTAATTCGCCTTCGTATTTTTCTAATTCAAGATTCATGGATCATCTCCTTAATCATTTTACGATAATGAAATAAATCGTAATTGAGAAATTTACGGTACTTCGAAATCAGTCTTTTCTTTTCCTCCCAAACTATATCGTCTAGTTTAGCATCCCAGTATCGAGTAAACCTCAATATATCATCCATGATAATAACAGTCTCGATACTGACCTTCTTTTGAAGCCAGAGCTTCAGTAGCAAAGGATGATTGCCATCCTCTACCAATAATAATTTATTAAAGTCAAGATCCCTATCCCGGCAGTAATCAAACAAAAAATGTAGCTCGTTACGAACACTATAGCCAAGAGATTCCATGCGCTTTTTAAATTGAACATAGTTATCCTCACTTTCCTGTGAAATAAGATTACCAATCCAGTTATCACTTACGATAAAATTACTCACAAAGAAATTTACTAATTCATCCTTGGTATACTTCTTTGAAAGCTTTCGAAAAAAGAACTTATCTCTTCTTTTTAAAAAAGAATCCACATTGGCACGAACCTTACCATTATATTTAAAGTAATCATAATCACTGGTAAAGTGTTGCTTGAGTGCTAGATAAGTTTTATAGGCATCAAAGCCTTCGGCTACATCGTACATATCATACCGGCAGTTTATTAATCTTTTCCTTCATCATATTCAGATCGCTTGCTTCAGAGGCGATGGATTGTTTAATTTTTGAATTGAGTAGTTTCGCTGCAACCTCAATTTCCATATCGTTTCGTTCGCAATAATGGACAACTGCATCCATGTATGGAATTTTAAGATCACAAGCCAGTTCTTCAATAATCATAGAAAACGAACTTGTATTAAGCATTTATTTTTCCCATTTATAGAATATATGATCTTCGATTTTTGTAGTACGTGTTTTGGTTTTTGCCCATGCTGGTGATACATAGTAAGCATGGTAGTGTGTCGCACCAGTCGTAATATCAACCATATCTTGATTCAACAACATACGCGCCAGACGATAAATGGTGCGATACTTATCCTCGTTATGAATCTTATCCGATTTACCATCACAGTACCAGGAAAACTGGCAGCGATTACGGATGGGTATCATTTCACCAGAACCAGACCATGATGCTCTATGTGGGCCTTCCATCACCACATCGCAGACTGTATCTGGGAAACGAGAATCTTTAACTCGGTTGAGTGTGACCTGGCCGACCGCAATCTGACCAGCAATGGATTGACTCCTTGCCTCATGATAAATGTTCAGAGCGAGACAGGAGACTTCCTGATTTGATGCGCTTGCTGTGCCGCTACCGCCAACCAACAATACGCCTAAGAGTAATTTTGCGAGTGCTTGTTCCATAATGTAATAATAACATAACCTGCATGGAATGTAAACAAAAAAATGGGGAGCTGACCGTTGGCTCCCCGCGTGCGTATTACGGCGCAACCCGAACTGAATCTCAGTCTTTGTTATTTATAAATGACTGAAGTTTTTCTGCCTGAGCAATAATCTCCTCAGGTGTGAACATCTTAGGCACGTATTTATCAACGTCCTTGTAGATATCCTTATTTGACTCCATAGCCTTGGTCATTGCTTCCCATGCCATAGTTGAAGCCTGTTCATACTGACGGTCAAGCATTTCCTTGGCCATTGTCAATAGATCAAAACGAATTTCATATGGATTCTTGCTCATGATATAGCTCCTTTTACAAAGGTCTTCATATCCTCACCAGCCTTTTCAACAGCCTTTGTCATCTCCTCGAGCTGGTTACTAAAGAACCGATAGGTGTATATATCCGATGCTTCAGCAAAGGACTTCCAGCCCTGCACCTTAAGATCAATCATAGCATCAAAGAACATACGATTATGAGTCTTAGCAGTTTCAACATTATAAAACATCATTACTCTCCTGCAAACTTTGCCATCTGGCGTAGAGCAGCAGCCTCTTCGAGATATCCTTCACGTTCCATTTCAATAGCTGCACGAGTGTAACCATATGGTTGCATTTTTTTGAAAACACGATTGAACCAATCGGATAGACCCGTATTAAAGGTCAAGGTACTTGCGATAAAAGCCATTACAGCCTCCTATGTGTTTGTGTGTATGTGTGGTGGGTTATTCTGTTTCCAGGGAACCCACCGAAACCCAGAGTAATTATGCCGCTAGGGCGTAATCCTCATATGCAACATTATCGTTGGCATTTATAGTGTTTGATCTATAGGCGATCAACCCTGTGACTCCGATTTCCTAATAACTGCCAGTCGATCCTAGTTCGCCCCCATCATAAGCATACCACAACAAACTCTTTCGTGTCTAGCAAGGTCTCATTACCAGAGACGGCGATATGCTTATGGTGGAGGCGTCGGGTACTGCCCCCGAGTCCTAACAGTGTTGAGTCCTCCTCAACGTCACATTCTATATATTAAATCCTCAATGTAAAAAAGTCAATGGATTTTACTCAGACTTGAGTGTGGTAATTACACCCCATGCAATAGCTGCCCAACAAATGAGATTCATTGGAATGATTGCTGAGAAGAAGAGCCCAACAACGCCAACAGCGATGAGAGCACCACCATCCCAGGATGTACGTTCCATAATTCTGTCTTTAATCCACTGCATTTTACTTTCCTTTCGGTTGTTAAAATAACCGTCTCGGATTAGAGGCGGTATTTTATTTATAAAATAATTTATTCTCCGGACCCAGACCTAGACCCAGACCTAGACTGATACCTAGACCTAGACCAAGACATATACCAAGACCCAGACCAAGACATATACCAAGACCCAGACCCAGACCCAGACCCAGACCTAGAACCAGACCTAATCTTAATTCTCTTTGTTTGGAACATCAATTACTCCCAGACCTAGACCAAGACCCAGACCTAGACCTAGACCCAGACCAAGACACATACCAAGACCCAGACCCAGACATATACCAAGACCAAGACCCAGACCCAGACCTAGAACAAGACCTAATCTTAATTCTCTTTGTTTGGAACATCAATTACTCCCAGAATCGGCTCCCAGGCCTAGACCAAGACCTAGACCAAGACTCAGAACCAGACCAAGAACCAGACCTAGACCCAGACCTAGACCAAGACCAAAACCCAGACTCAGACCTAGACTCAGACCTAGACCCAGACCTAGACTTAATTCTATTTGTTTGGAACATCAAACACCCCTCCTTTCAGAACCGGCCGGCGTCGTGAACGTGGCGGCCGCCCTTGTCGTAGACGTGCATCTTCGTCATCTGGCCGCCGCAAGCGTTCGCAACGTCAATCGCCTCCCGCTGCGTCTCGTAGTCGCCTTCGACCCACTCGGTTCCATCGAACGTGTCTACGCCGATGACGCGGAAACTCCCGCTTTCTGGAATTCTGCTTTTCATGTCTCTATTCCCTCGTTTCAGTAGCGTTCAGTATAAATTCCAAACCGGCACTTCGGCAATGAACAGGCGGTCGTGGCTTATATCCTCGCAAAGAGCCTTCGCCTTCTCGGCAGTCTCTTTGTCGCGGAATGCCATATCAGGCGCGCCCTTGCCCTCGGTTCCGTAATCCCGCCCGATTACCCATATCTTATCTGCTGGCATTGTCGTCCTTTCCCTCGTTTCAGCAGCGTTCAGTAGCGTTCAGTTCGAGCGCCCATCGGTCGAAGATTGTTTCGATCTCATTCGCGAAAACCTGCGCAACCTGATCGCGGTTGTAGATTTGTTCCAGCCGTCGCATATCTGCCTCTAGCTGTTCGATGCGGGCTTTGCTTTCTTCGCGACCATCACTAATACCCTGATGGTAACACCGATAGTAGCTGACCCATTCTTCGGATGGTTCATCATTCATCACTCTGTTTTTCTCCACTACTTCAACACACCAAACGATTCAATACTCTGAGTAGCTACATACCAATCGTTAGGTAGCTTCTGACAGTCCTTCCACTTACTTTCAGTAAAAGGACCAGTTTCGTAAACAATACCAGCGTCTTCCAACTTAACGCAAGTGTCATTCACACCTACCAGCTTTCCGGTGTAAATATAAACACCGCAGAATAGTGTAACACGCTGACCCATCAGAGCCTCAAGACCTTCGTTCTCAACTTCAGTTACCATAACTTTCATTTCACTTATCCATTTTTAAAGTTAAAATTTCAACATACTCATCGGTGGTGGTAGGGGGGAGCCGTAGCTCCCCCCTTCTCTCCCACAGCCTGTTAGCATCACTGGTCGGCCGTCCTTGGCTGTGAGATGATCGGATCATCTCCGGATTTATGCTGCCTCGGCGAATTCGATTGCCTTTTCAAGGGCGATAATCTTCTTCTTACGGTTAGCTCCGAACCAGGCCGAAGTCAGCCGAGTGTCGTTAGACCGACCAAGTTCGTGGTCAGTCAGGTAGGTCACCGTATTGAAGGCCTGCCAGAAGGTGCCACGACCGTATTCAGCACCAGGCTGAGTGTCGAGAACCTCCATGGCGAGCTTGGTATTACGAGACATGTCGTTATCACGCTTGTTAGCCGTGAAGGGAAACACTTCGTTGAAGTACTCGACG